CAGTTGATTGTGGTATCCCTAATTTTTTAGCAAGTTCTTTATTCGTTTCAATCGCATGATTTTTTAAATGTTTTAATGTAACACCTACACCAGAAAATGAACCATTTAATTCAGGACAATCCATAATACCAGTAAGAGATACACCAAGTAATCTTTCTTCTTCTGTATTGTTTTGCCATCTCTTTCTTAGATACCCAAAGTTAGTAAAGGTAGCTTGTATTGTACCTAATAGTGTAGCTATTCTTATTTTATTTTTTAAAGTTTTTTCAGTATCTGTAGAACGACAAACAACTTCAGTTAAATTACAAAACTGATTTGGTCTTAGTATGATTTCACTACATGGATTAGTACCAAAGTCCCAAGATGCATCTCGTCTACCATTCTCTGCAGCTTTCTTTTGAGCAGATGCTCTATTAAAGATACCACGTTCTCCTGATTTACTTTCATATAAGGACAACCATTCTTTCATAAAGATTCCTGCATCAGGTTTCTCTGTGTAAGCAACAGAGTTATTAGCCAGAGCTCTCTCTGGATTAGTAGTCCACCAATCACCTTTCTTTGCAGCACGTATGCGTTGGTCTGATAAGTTCGATAAAGATATAAGTGCTGATCGTCTAACACCACCTACTACTACAACCTCACCTGTCTTACATACAATGTCATGACACTCCATGGAAGAAAGCTTTCTACCCTTGGCATTTTTAAATTTAAGAATAGTAAAGTCAAAGAGATCTACTAAAGGTTGAGGTCCACTAGCTCTACCACCAAATGTTTTTAGTCTTGCACCTGCAGGTCTAATCTTACTAACATTAATCTTAGGTACTCTACCTGTATAAAGATAAGATATTAAATCTCTGAATCCTTTTGCCCATCCTTCTTTAGAATCAACAACAGATATTACATCTTCTGTATGTTCAAACTCTACATCTGGTACAGTAGGTAACTTATCAATGTACTGTCTCTCTACTGAGAAGCCTACACCTGTACCATTCATAAGGATATATAATACTTCATCAAAAGATCTTGGACTATCAATAGGAATATAAGAACAATTATATCCTGCAACATGTTCTCTCTCTAATGCTTTGCCTGCAGTCATTAAAGCTCTCATAGAGGGCATAACTTCTAAAGATAAAATAGATTCTTCTATTTCATTCCATTCTTTATTTTTAATTACACCTTTATAATTAGTATCTATATGTTCTTTAAAGAAAGATATAAGTCTACTTACAGTTTCACTCCAACTTTCTCTTCTATTTTCATCTTCTAACCATCTAGAATATCTAGACATATGTATAAATGATTGATATTCTGTTGGTAAATAATTACTCCCTAATAATGAAGCCATTTAATCCTCCTTTCCATATTCTAATTCTAATATTAATTCTGCATAATGAATTGCTTTTTTAATATCTTCTGCTCCACCTTTTTTTCTATGTCGTGAAATATATTTTATAATATTTCCTTCACAAAAGTCAAGTTTATTTTTAATAATATAATCAATAGAACTAATAGCAACATTTTTATAATGATCACCACCTACTTGTTTATTAGTCGCTTTAGTTACTCCTAAGAAAGAGCCTTCTTGACTACGTCTATACATATATTGTTCATGACTTTCTCTTGACCACCCTCTATCTTCTTTTAAACCATTATCTAATTCTGGTTTCTTTGGATATACATAATCGGTCATAATTAACTCCCTTAATTTTTATTATTATTTAATAATTTATTAATTCTTTTTCTAACAAAATTTATTTCTTTAGACTTTAAAACTTTATATGCAAATGTTCTAACATAACTAGAATCTATATCAGCATTATCACATACATATTCAAAGTTATCACAAGTAACACCAACACTACAGAAAAACCATGCAGTTGCACGTTCTCTTGCATTTAATGCTGAGTCACTTTCATTATTTATTTTAGGTTTAGATGCGTCTAATAAGGCTTGTAGAATTACAGCCAAGAAGAGTAATTTTTCCCTAGAACTTTTAGTTTGTGAGTTCCCTAGAAATTCTGTGTATAATTGTGCTTGATTTTCTTTCATTAATCCAATCTTTAAGTATCCCTTCTCTTATAGAACAATATTTAAATTTATATTTATCACACCAACTTCCATTTGTCATCTTACCTTTTTTATAAAGTTTAGCTTTAGGATTAGTAAATATAAATCGTATGTCTATCCAAGGTTTTTGTTTTCTAATAAATAAATGTTTTTTTCTATCTTCAATTTTAAATCTTCCTTTAACTTCTAAAATAATTCCATTATCTAATAAGAAGAAATCAGGTATATATTTTTTCTTTTCATACCATTCATAATTTATTTTACCTTTTTCATATGAATAAGAAATATTTTTTTCTTCTAATATATTATAAATATCTTCTTCAGCTTTTGATCTAAACATTAGGTACTTCTAAAACATCAGGTACTCTCGTAACTTTTGTAAGATAACGTAACCCTTTCGCATATTGGAAAGTACGAAGTCCTTGACCTCCGTTAGTATCAGACCAACACATATGCTTGTGCGAACAGTAAACGCAACCAATAGGAAGCTTATAGTTCCCACTTGTACCATCAGGTATAGAATTATAACACCGACTAGGTGGTGTATCTTTTTTAATAATCTTTTTAAGATATTTAACTCTATCTTCTGCATTAATCATTTCCATTTCATGTATTTTTAATAAAGTTAACTCTCCATTTTGTTTATTAATAACAAAAAAAGCAGCTTCTTTATCTTGGTTTGCTTCAGCATAAGCAGATAATTGTCCTATATAACCAAAGGGATCATCTTCACTTAACCTACCACTAGCAAACTTCTTAAAGGAATTACCAGAGGCACTCTTAATATCTACTAACATATCATCTATCCGACAATCTTGATGTCCTAAAACTCCTGCAATACTTATTTCTTTTTGTTCTTCTGTTATTTTATGTCCAGCTAATTTTGTAAGTGTTACTAATAAACTTTCTAATAGATGTCCATATAAAAACTTAATTCTTGTAGGCGAATCAAAATATTTTTCTTTTTTCCCCTTTTGTAAATCATACCATAGTTGTCTATCAGGTTTACCAATAGCTGACAATCTTAAATTAGATCGTTCTTTAGGTTCTGAAAATACATACTCTTTTAAAATTTCTTTTACTTCATTTGCAAATTTATTTAAATGAAGTTCAACTTCTTCTTCACTTAATGTAGATTTATTATTTACTTCAAATAATTTATAAATATCTTCTACTAATGTATTAATATTTTTCATATATATATATAAACAAAGGGGTAGTTACCGATAAAACCACCCCTTTATTCCCTTTATCAAGTTAAAGATTAAGCAAATGCTTCAGAAGGATTAGCTGATTCACTTGCATACCCATCAACTTCGTCAAAAGATTCTTCATCACCTGAACTAAAAGGTATTAAATTAGTTACTTGTATAGACTTTAGGTCTGCTGAAGTACCCTTACGTCCTTTAAATTCCCAATCATATGTGGAATAAAGAACATTGATATCTGAGCCATTACCAATCATGGTATTAGTCATCTGTCTTTTCTTTGCATCTACTAAATCAGGAGTACGATTCATCTGACCATCTTTTCTACGTACTTTTCTTTTAATAGTTACAAAATCTCCACGATCATCACCTTTATTTTTGACAGTTAAACCATCATTTTTAAGTTGATCAATCGAATCTTTATCTAAGTTACCTACATCAACTGTCCATATACCATCTGGATCAAATGTTGTATTTGGTGTTGCGATAGATGCCCAATAAGCTTTACCTGTTATAACCATACTTTACTTCCTTTACTATTGAAATTAATAAATCTTTTGTATAAGTTTTAAAAGATTTATTAATTGATTAATTTATATAAAATTATCTCATACTTTTAAAATATTGTCAACTCTTAATTTAAATTAAATTATATTAATGTGTATTAGCCCAAGTTTTACCAACTTTCCATTCACTATCTAACTCACAATTAAGTTTTAATACTTGTTGTGTTTTCTTCATAGCCTCTTTAGTAATCTGTCCAAAAATAGTTATATCATTATTATTTACTTCAAATTGATACTCATCATGGATGGAAGCAACAAGCTTGGCATCTATTCTTGCCACTTTAATTGAGGACATTATCTCAAGAAGCCAATGCTTGCAGACTACAGCTCCTGCACCTTGAATCAAAGTGTTAAGTGCACTATGTGAACTACGGATATGTAGTAATCTCCCATCCAATCCTCGAATGATACCATTTTGAGATGCTCTTTGAACTTTCGTTCTTAAAGTATTCAATGCTGGCATATTCGATAAAAATCTATCTATTAATTGTTGACCTTTTTTTGCTCCTCCATCAACAATCTTACCTATCTTAGCAGCTCCAGCTCCATAAAGAAAAGCATATATAAAAGTCTTTGCTTGATCTCTATCAGTTAATCCTGCCATTTCCATATTAGCTGTATGTATATCACCTGTTAATAATTCATTAGTAAACTTTGTATCATTCATATAATGAGCTAAACATCTTAATTCTAAACCACTAGCATCTGTACCAACTAAAGAATATTTAGTAAGATCAGATACAGTCCAACAATCTCTACATTCTTTACCATAAGGTGAATAAACTGCAGGAACTTGTGCCATATTAGGTGAGTTATGTGCCATACGTCCTGTAATAGTACGTAATGTCATGACTTTACCATGAACTTTATTATCTTTATCACATAATTCTATCCATGATTTAATCTGTGCTACTCGTTTCTGTAATAATAAATAGCGTGAAAACATTTTTGCTTCTGGTATATTAATACTTTTTAATACTTCTTCACTAACAATAATATTTCCTTTATTTGTTTTTAATTTAGGCTTCCATCCTTTTTCTATAAGTCTTTCGCCTATTTGTTTACGACTACCTATATTAAAAGGTATATATTTAACTTTAGTTTTAAGTTGTATTTCCGTTGGTGGAAACATTTTTTGTGCCTTCTCTACTAAAATATCTGCTTCATCTTGTAAAGTAGCTACTAACTCTGATGCTTTTCTTAAATTTAAAGTAAAACCATTTTCTTCTTGTTGATCTAATATAATTCTTATTTGATTTTCTAAGTTTAAAGATTCTTTAGAAAAGTTTTTACGTTCTTTTTCTAAATATTTAGCAACTTTAAAAGTTAATTCTACATCTTGTTTACAATACTCTAACATAGCAGGAGTATAATAATCAAAACTTTCTACTTCTCCTTTATTAAAATTTAACTTTTCACCCCATGCTTTTAAGCTATGTCCTTTATCTCTTATAGGATTAAATAATTGTGACTCTAATAAAGTATCTCTTATTTGATTAGACTGTATAGATGAATTAGTAAACTTATTTAATAATGGTGCATCAAAAGATAAACCATTATGCATTATAAAAGTATCTACTAACTTAGACCACTCACCAAATTGTTCACATTCTTCTTGTACCCATGTTTTAACTTTACCTGTAGTATATTCTTTAGCTACTATACAATGTATTTCTGTAGCTTCATTCTTTAAACCATTTGTTTCTATATCAACTACTGCTATCGTCATTTCTAAAATCCTTTTCTATATTAATTATTTTTTTCTCATCAACAAAAGATTCAGTTTCTCCACACCAATTACATTCTTCTTCTTTACCTATTTCCATATCAGATTCTTCTATAAAACAATAATGTTTCCACATTTTATTCATATTGCAAAACTTTCCCCACATCCACAACTAGATGTAGCATTCGGATTAGTTATTCTAAGTGACGAACCAGCTATATCAGTTATATAATCTATAGTAGTATTAACAACACTTAATGTAGCTGTTGGATGTATATATAAAAAACCAGAATTTAAAATAACTTTATCTCTATCTTCTAATTCTTTATCTTCTTCAACTAACTCCCACTTATATCTTAGTCCTGCACAACCTCCTCCATCTACAGCTAACATAACACCTTTAACTTTTTTGTCAAGTATTAAATTAGTTAAATGTTCATCAGCTGCAGAAGTAATTTTTACTATATCATTCATTATATAACCTCAAATTCATTTATAGCTATACTTAATTCTGGATCTTTTTCTTTCATTCTACCTGTTTTATTATCATATAATAAATTAGTAGCAATACCTGTATCACCTGTATATCTATTTTTAAGTATACGAACTACAGTTGTATTAGCTAAGATAGGATCTGTTGATTGTTGATTTCTTTCTAATGCTATAACACAATCAGATAAGTGAGCTATAGATGCAGAACCTCTAAGATGTGAGAGAGTAACTTCTCTACCATTCTCATGACCTGTATCACCTGATGGTCTACGTAAGTGAGATACTAATAGTAAACCTATTCCTGTTTGTTCTACTATTGAACGTAACTTAGTCATGAGAACATCAATAGATTTTCTTTCATCATCCCCTTCTTGTCCACTTACTAGAATAGATAAATGATCTAATATAATCCATTTACAATCTAAAGCTTTAGCCATATATTGTATTCTATTTAATATTTCATCATTATTAATAGAACCAAAGTGATCAAAAGCATAGAATCTTCCAGTACCTATAGTCGCAGCTTCCCATTCTTTTAATCTTTCTTTATCAAATTGATCTCTTATTTCTTTAATATATAATCTTGCATTAGCTTCTACAGACATAATATTAAATGCAGTTTTCTTAATACCTTCTTCTAATGCTAAGACACCAATATTATCGTATGTACTTTTTAGTATATGATGCATTAGTTCTCTTGTAATAGATGATTTACCCATACCAGCACCAGCTGTGAAAGTAACTAATTCTCCTGTACGCATACCATAAGTTTTATGATTCAAACCATCCCAAGGATATAAACAAGTTTCACAATACTCTTCTTCATATAAACTATTTTTAAGATTAGCTAAATTAACAATACCAGCAGGTGTATAAACTTCTGCATCCCACCAGGCTTTATTAAAGTCAACTCTCTTATTAGCTAATAAATATTCATTTGCATCTTTTAAATCTAAAGTAACTATCTTACATTTGTTAGGTTCAAATAACTGTGCTACTTTAGCAGCAGCTTTCTTACCAGATGCATCATTATCAAAACAAATAACAATATTATCAAATTTATTTAAGTATTCATAAGAAGATTTACAATCTCTTACTGCACCAGCAGCACCAGTTTTAATAGAAACAGATGCCCATTTCTCACCCATCATTTGATAGATAGACATAGCATCTATCTCACCTTCTGTTAAAGTAATATACTTACCACTTGCAGGAAATAAATTCTGTCCAAATAAACCAGCATCTTTAATAGAACCTTCAGCCCAGAACTCTTTATCATTTGTATTTCTTAATTTATTAGCTACATGAGAACTATTAGAATCATAATATTTATAAATATGTTGATATATATTAGAATTATTATCTTGTTTAACTAATACATTATATTTTCTAGCTGTAGATTCTTTAATTTTTCTATCATAAATGGCTGAGTAGTTACCATTACTAAAGTTTGTTTGTACTATACCTTGAATAGGTGCAGGTTTTATATTATTTATTTCCATCTTATCAGTTCCTTCTAGAGCTTTATAAAATTCACAAGAAAAGCAATACCCATGACCATCATCATATAATGTAAAAGCATCACTTGATTGACAGTTAGGACATGGTCCTTGTTTAGTCATCTTTGATTCAGTATTCATATCGGTATTCCTTTATATTAATCTAATGAATTAAGTGTTTCATTAAATAATTTATTGACCAAATCTTTTTTATCAGCCATAACTTCATCTACTTCTTTTTTAGCTAATGTTTTAGCTTCAGTACCACTATAACCCTCTTCTTTATATTCTCGTACTAAATCCCAGAACATGACATTACGTTCTTTTTCCCATATTTGTTTTGGCATATCATTTTCCCTTTTTTAATTGTCCACATAATCTCATTTGTTTCTTCTTTAATATCTTTAGGTAATCGTAATAATATATTTTTCTTATTATTTTTATAAGTAACACCTAACATATACCATAATCCTTTATGCTCTTCTATAAAAGTATTAGTAATAGTAGTAGTATCATTTGTTATCTCCTGTATCATTGTCGTCTCCCTCATTTAAGTTTAAGTTAAATTGTTCTTCTTCTTCTTTAACATGTAGTGCATCAGGATTTTCACTAGGTAATTCAGCCCATTTACTATCTGAATTTATAGGATTAAAAGGATTTAATTCTTTTTTAACCTGATGTAATTCTTCTGTTAATCTACTTATTCTTATATTAGCATTGGTTAATTGTCCCTGTAAATCCTTAACATTTTTTCTTAATATTCTATTTTCATTTAGCATTATCTTTCCTTTCTTAATGCATTCTTAATAAAACTATAGAAGAATATTTTAAATCTTCTCTTGTTATATCTATATTTTTTAAAAAGTTATAAGCTGCAGTTGAAGTTTTAAATTTAATTACATTTTTATTTTCATCAACTAGGAAATCAGGCATTTTCTCTAATGGATCTTTTTGTGCTATTATATACATGATATATTCCTTTATGTTAAATAAAAATATTATAACATAAGAAGTAATGGGTAGCAACTATTAATTACTACCCATTAAATATCACTATCTTATTATTCGAATAGCATTACTATTTTTATAATTAGGATTGTAATTTTTCACTAATTTATCTATAGCTTTATACTCAGATGTATATTTTCTACGTATACTATTAACAGTTTTATTAACTACTTTTGTAAACGTATCAGCGACAACTTTTACATCACCTTGTATACGAACCCATTCTCCTCGCTTATCAGTAATATCTAAATGTTTACCAAATGTTTCAAGAACTTTACGTTCTACATAGTAAACCATACCTTGTAAAGGCACACTAGTAATATAAGATAATGGTTCTGGTGAATATGTTTGCATCTCATATACTCTATGATTTACATTATTACTTACTCCAATTTTATACCAACCATGACTTCTTTTAACAAGATAAATATCTTTCTTCCATAATGTTCTGGAACCAGATAAGTCTACATTATATTTTTCTTTAAGCACTTTGTTTTTTAAATCGGTGATCTTCATAGTATTAATCCTTATTTTAGTTAATGTTAAAAAGAATAAATTTATTCTTTCAAAAGTTTAAAGAATAAATTTATTTGTTAGTTTCTTATTAGTAACTTATTAGTAACTTATTAGTAACATATTAGTAACTTATTAGTAATCATATTATTTCTCCTTTCTTAAATGTTTTAATAATATTCTGTGTATTCTGTGTTATGGTGTCAGATATAGAGAATCCATTACCTTTTCTCATGGGTTGTTTAGAAAGCCATTTTTCAAACTTAGGATTGTCATACTTTTTTATTTTATTTCTCATTTGCATTCTCCTTCCATATATTACTCATTTATATACCACTCTAAACTTATATAACACATCTAATTCTTCTAGTGTTATATCCTCTATAGAATGTACTGTTATAAAAGCA